AGAAGTACCTGGTATTTGCTCAGGTCGGTATAGTCAATAGGGATTACGAGGGCACAATTTCTGGCGCGGGCGATACTGTAAAGATAAACGGTATCGGTCCGGTAACTGTCAAAACATATACCAAGAACACAGATATCGACGCTCCTGAGACTCTGACCGACGCACAGACGACCCTGCTCATCAATCAACAGGACTATTTCAATTTCCAGGTTGATGATGTGGACAAGGCCCAGATGCAACCCAAGATCATGGCTGCTGCTATGGAAGAAGCTTCCTACGCTCTGAGGGATGGAGTAGATGAATATATTGCCAGCCTCTATACAGATGCTGCTGCCGCCAATCTGATAGGTTCTGATGGAACGCCAAAGGTGCCCAACAATACCGCAGGGGATGCACAGAACGCCTATAATCTGATCGTGGACTGCGCTGTTGCCCTAACGAACTCCCGGGTACCTACCGAAGGCAGATGGATGATCGTTCCTCCCTGGTTCTATGGGAAGCTCCTGAAGGAAGACAATTTCATAGATGCTTCCAAGGCAGGAACTACGGACGGCCTGAGGAATGGACAAGTTGGAAAGGCAGCTGGCTTTAACATCCTTCAGTCCCACAACGTGCCGAACACGACAGGCACCAAGTACAAGATCATGTTCGGCACCTCCCGGGCTATCTCCTTCGCGAATCAGATCCTCAAAGTCGAGGCCTATAGAGTCGAGAAGAGATTTGCAGATGCTGTAAAGGGTCTGGATGTCTACGGCGCTAAAGTCGTAAGACCAGAAGCTCTCGGTGTTCTGACCTGCAACAGTGCTTAGGAGGTAAGAAGATGAAGAAAATACTTTTTGCTCTGGTTGTGTTGATGCTAATGGGAACCGCTCTTGCGTCCTATACGTCTCTGGTCCCAAGCGCGCCTACTGAGAATGCGGCTGCCCGGTTCTCTGCTCCTGCTACCATGTGGAAGACTCTTCTTGGAAATGGATCTATCTGCAATTTCGCTATGGAAGGTGGATATCAGTATCTGGTGATGGTGAACGTTACCTCTTTCCGGAACGATAACCCAACGCTTAGATATGTCCACATCATGGCCGGAGATAACCCGCCCGCTTTCAGGTCTGGTATCGGGAACCTCTCTCTGACCTCCGAGACCGTTGGCATCTATCGCTTCGGCCCCCTGGAGTCTGCCAGATTCATGAACGACACTGGATACTGTGAGATCAGCAGCAAGAACCTAACCGGGACCATCGCCGTTCTGAAGATTCCCGCATATACATGAGGCAGCGATGAGAGTCAAGGTCAAGCGAACGGGCGTTATATGGGAGGTCTCTGAAGGATCTCCCACCGCCAAAAGAATTAAAGAACAGCCCGACGACTATGAGGAGGTCAAGGAGAATAAGGAAGAGCCTCCCTGGGTAAAGGAAGAACCTCGTATAATCAAAGAAGAGCCTCCCAAAAAGAAGAAGGTGCTTGAGGGATGACGGCCCCAGACAACTATCCTGACATGATCCGGGCGATAGTAACCGCACTGGAAGGCATGTCTACCGCGTTGGCCCAGAATTCAGCCCAGGACGAGGGAAGCATAGTTGCAGGAGATAATTATGTGGATGTGGCACATGGCCTTGGGGTCGTGCCTACATTCATAGGCATAACTCCTGAAACTGGTATGGATTCGCCTTACGAAATAGTCAGAGCGCAAACGAGCGCCTTGATTTTCCGGGTGGCATTGAAGGGCGGGCTCACAGCACCATCGACAGCTTACTTCCTCTGGAGGGCAATCGAATGAGACTTATAGCAATTCTTCTTATGGTGGCTCTCTTAATCGGTTCTGCCTCGTCCGCTACATATCAGCTTGGCAATACCTATGTCAATGGTGCCCTGAATGTCAAGAATGCTACTGCTCTGAACGTGACTACTGCGACCACAGTAACTGTCGCCGGTGCGGCGAAGGGCGAACAGATAACATCAACCGATGATCTTCTTGCATATGACACCGCCACCGTGAACGCCCTTGTGGTCAATGCCACAGCCACCATCACGGGCAAGCTGGCAACGGGTCTAGCACCAACATACACGCATCAGGATTGGAGCGGTAACCTCAGCCAGTCATCCAACGCAGATAAGACGATCTACCTGGTGGGGAATGCTTCAAGCAATCAGACTATCATTCTAGATGCAGTAGCTACAGCAGCCGGGAAGTCTTATACTTTCCTGACTGTAACCGATCCCGGAAACCATTATTTCATCCTGGATGGAACTGGAGCAGAGACCATCAACGGTGGTGTAAATGTGGCGAGCACTGCCCGGTATGAATCCGTGACGGTCTACTGTGATGGCATAGCCTGGTATATCCTGAACAAAATAGGCACATGGGGCGCGGTCGTGCCTTAGATGCCTAATCTTTTTTGGAAAATAATAATTAGCATAATACCACTCTGGTTTTGGCCTATCAATTTATCGGCATATTGTAACGGCGGTGAACTCGATTGATAGATTACATAATCCCAACTTATAATAGCGCCGAGACCTTATCCGCATGTATACAATCCATTCAAAGATTTGGTGAACCGAAGAAAATTATAATTATCGATAACGAATCTACAGATCGGACCAGAGAGATCGCCGAGGCGCATGGTTGTGAAATTCATACGGTGGCGTGCGGAATAGGATTTGCCCGTCGTCTTGGAGCTAAATTCGCTGATACATGTAGAATAGCTTTTGTGGATTCGGACGTAGAACTCCAGGAGACCTGGCAGAAGGTCTTAGCGTCTCATGAACCAATCGTCTCAGGCTATTACGAAGCCTTCTCTTATAGCCTGCCACATACCGCCAGGGGCAAGGCCGGGTTCATTGGGTGCTGCATCCTAGATCGAAAGCTGTTCCTGGATTGCAAAGAGATGGATCAATGGGACTATGCCGAGGATTCAAGATTTGCTCGATGGTTGGATGCCGATTGGATCATCTTGGATACTGAGTGCATCCATCGTCGGAAAGATAGCCCGGGAAGGTGGCACAAATATGGGGTTGCCAAGAGACAAATAGACGGCTTTCATTTAGCTGACCTGAAACGCATAATTGGCGGTGCTGCAATCGGTTATCGCATGGGATCGGCAAGAAACTATTTTGAAAATGTTTGGATTCGATATCATTATCTTAGGGGTTATTTAGGATGACGACAACGCCGGTTCTGGAGAGCTATCTTGCCACAATCGAAGAAGCCGATGCCTTAGTCCTGAAGAGGCCCGATTCCGCAGCATGGGCGGGCACCGGGAAGGCAATCGCACTACAGGAGGCCACTCGGCGCATTGATGCCCTAACCCTCCGGGGATATAGGTATGAATCGCCATATCTCTATAATGGAGTTCAGAAGGATGTAGATTCTGATGGGCTCGCCCAGGTGCTGGAGTTCCCCAGGATCATCGATGGTGTCACCTGTGATTATGATATGGGTACTCAGAAGCCTATCATTCCGGCCCTGGTGAAACGCGCCTGCCTGGAAGAGGCTATTTCGATCCTTGAATTCAATGCGGACACGGATCGAACCGAGAGGCGTGTCATGATAGAAGATGGTGTCAGAAGCTACAGCCTGGGCGGGGATTACAGCGAGAACCTGGGGCCGTCTGCGATGGATACCCAGTGCGGCCTACAGAGCAAAGCAGCCTGGCGAAATATGAGAAGGTACATTGGGGCAGAGGTGCGATAATGGTTACTGTTGCAGGAGATAAAAGTACAGATACACAATATTTACGGGAGATGGCCACAGGAAAAACTGCCGATGGATCTGGAATACCTATCACAAGCACCGACCTGGGCGGCGGAAAGCGCGGCCTGGATGTCAACGCCACAATTCAGGCAGATGTCAACACCGATGGGCTTGAGGCCGCCATAGGCACCCCCACCGATGCCGCCGCGACAGGGACACAGGGTGCAGGAGCGGCCACAGAGATCGCCTTGAGCAAAGCAGAAGTCAACTATCTTATTGCTCTGATCGCCAAGTTCCTACCGGCAACGGTTTATGGCACGCCCGTTGACGTGCATTTGGGAGAGATGCTTGGTTATCCTTCTCCTGGTGATGTGGTTGGAGCATATCTTCTTTCACAGTTACCTTACGGCGCGACTTTCGTTCGTGTTTCTGGTGATGGTGCAGCAGGTGCGGCTGTTACTGTTGCTATGCCAGCAGTGGCAGGCAAAATTAATTATGTTCTTGGATATTTTGCTAATGTGGATACAGCAGCCACGACCTCAATTACTACTGCAATTCTGAAAGATGATACAACTGTTATGGGCACAAAGGTTCTTAATGCCGCTGCTCCTGTAGGTGCCGAGGTCGGTACAACTCCCTCAAATGGGCCGATTATGGTTGGAACTGTCGGCAAGGCAGCTAATCTGGTTGTATCTGCTCCTGGCGGATCGACCGTCATGCACGCCTGCATCTGGGGATATGTCTTATGAGCCGCCCAATTTTACCAACAAACAGCATTGCCGGAGTCATGGCGCTTTATCACGACTTCCAAGTCATGCCAGGACTGGGGGATCTGGTAGGCGCGGGCGGTTCTGGTACTTCCGACACTACAAATTTCAAAACAGGTACATCTGCCTTAAAGGTTCAAGTCGGAAACACCGGATCTATTTGCAACATGCGGTTCACAATAGCCGCATATCCCGCGCCGAAATTCACCGACCAGTTAGGGAAAATTTGGATATATCTCTACAACGATCCCGCTGATTATGATTATGTCAGGCTACATTTCTTTGAGTCTGCGGGTGGACCCTATCACTATTGCAACTTATTTTCTTCATCTTTAGTCGCTGGCTGGAACGAAGTATATATACACCCGTCTGGATGGTCAGCACAATCGGGCGGAAATGCTAACAACCCACAATCCCATATAGCGTGCTCAGTGAAAGGAGCAACCGGAAAAAGCCCGGCTGCAACTTTTGACTCTCTGTATTTTGGACAGAAGGGAATAGCGCCAACATGCGTCCTCACATTTGATACCGACACGGGTCCAACGATCTATTCAACCGCTTATCCTATGATGGCTGCGGCAGGCATCAAAGGAACTGTATATGTTTGGTCTGGTGGTATAGGCGGTTCTAATATCACTTTAGCACAACTTCAGGAACTGTATGCCGCTGGCTGGAGCATGTCTTTGCATTCGGCGACCCATCCAAATTTTACAACTTTGACCGATGAACAGATAGCAACCGAGATATCCACAAACAAAAATTATCTCGTAAATAACGGAATGCCAAGAGCAGCAGACCATTTTGCATATCCCGCGGTTCTCTATTCTGCACATACAAACACGGTGTTAAATACGCTTGGCGTGAAATCTGCTAGAATAGATACCCCACCATATGTATCATATCCTTTTAATAAAGTTGGAGATGTGATAACTATAGGAACGGGGCTTACAATGAATAGCACGGTCTCAGAGGCAAATATAACGACGGCTATAAACGCGGCGCGCCTCGGAAATCAGACGTTGTTTGTCATGCTGCATGGTGTTGAAGATGCCCTTTCAAACGCGAGTTTCTGCACCATTTCCCGATTCGCTTTCCTCCTGGGGTCTCTAAAAGCAAATGGGTTCAATGTAACCACCATCGACGAGTGGTACAATGGCTTAGTCAACCCCAGATATCGCTCGCTGCCAGTGACTAGGGCGACGGTATCATAATAGCCGCCCTCCAATCCCCGCGCGGCCCCGCCCTCGTAAGGGCCGCTATGATCATGATCCTAATAGTATAAAGTGGTGATTATTTATTGTCCCCGGCATAAAAAAAACGGCCCAAAGAGTAGACCGCGCTAACTGGCGCATCTTCTCCGGTCTTGCCTCTGTCCTGCCATCCCTAGTAAGCGGTGACGGCCTGCCCACGGTGCCGTTCAAGTGCGCTGTGACCCTGGCAGCAGCGACAGGGCACGCAGATGTAACCGGGGATGTCTATGTCAATGCTGAAAAAATATCATTCACATCTGCGACTCGCAAGACATCAACAATACTTTTAACCACATTACCAACGATAACCCAGAGTGGACTTGATTGTCAAATCTTAATCGAGGCTCTAAATAACGGTGGAAGCAATCTTATAAAAGAGACTTTAACAAATATTCTCATCGGCTTCAAGGCCACGCAGAAGACCTACATGGATTCGACCGGGACCTTTACCTTGTGCTCTGCCCAGGCGAAGACGGTAGATACGCTATGCGTGGCGGGCGCGATCCTGCGAGTGGATGGGATCGACTATACAATAGTGCAGGTTGAGCCCAAGAACAAACCATCCGGGAGGGAATATATGAGGAAAATTTTATTAAAACAGTGATCAAGAAGAAATTTCTTCTTTGATCGCCCCACAGCACGTATTAACTCTGTCGAGTGGCTTCTCGTATTTCTCCCACTTACGCAAGCCTTTTTGTGTGTTTGTGATTCCAAAACCGACGCGATTATTCAGTATCTCACGTGGTACTAACCAAACATGCATCGGATCAAGGGATTCACGGTTGTCGAATCCAATACAAAGGAAATAATCGGGAACGGTGTTTTTCTTGATATTGAACCACCACCGGGGCGATTTAGTCCCTTCTTGCGTCAAACATGCGCTCTTTGCGTCTATTAAATAGCCACGACCGCACCGAAAATCAAAACTCGGATTACCATAAGGCATTCGTTCGATGTGATCAAAGAAGCGACTTAATGCTCTCTCAGCGACATATACCCCAAAATATAGCGAACAGTCTTTGGCTTCGGTAAATGGGCGCTGTTTGCCTGTCTTATGGTTATGCTTGGCGGTGTTTCCTGGATGGGATTTACGCCATTGCTTCTGATAATCGTCTCTGCGTTCAGGATTGTCTAAAGCCCATTGCTTTACACTATCTTTGCTGCATTGGATACATTTCGAGAAGTGTTTACCGATATTTATTCCAGATTTATGAAAATAAAATTCAGCAAGCGACTTAACATAGTGACATTTGCTACATCGTTTAGTTTCCATCTTTGACACCTCGGACTCGCACTTTGTTCCAATATGGGCTCTTGCATTTCGAGCAGGTTTTGGGCAACTCTTCCTTTCGCTGAAGCCATTTGTGACCACAACGATTACAAGAAAGATGAGGAAGGGGCATTTAGGGCAGCCCCTTCAGGATATATTTTCTCTGTTTCCAGAGGTAGTCCACGGCATCCTCCAGATCGTGCTCGCTCACACCCTGGTCGCACCATCCCGGCCCACGTCCGAAGCTCTCTACTATCTCCTTAGCTGGATTCCACCACCAGCGAATGACTCCGCCGTTTACCATGCTCGTGGCTTCCATCCAGACAACGGCGTCGTCATAGTCGGTTCCTTTCTTCAGAGTTTCCCGGATTTCGGCTTTCGTTTTCATCGTATTTCACCAATACATTAGTGTACTTATGAGAATATATACTTATCGGTACAGGATAGAATTGAAGCAATGACTCCCGACGAGGAAATTCTCAAGCTCCTGAAAGATTGGAGTCCAGAGGTTAACACCCTTCTTCACCAGGCAGGTTATTTCGATCTTCCCAGGGACTCGATCAAGCGCCAGGAGATCGCCAAGAAGATCGGCCTGGACACAAATGGCAAACTGTTCAACAAAGTCCTGAAAGCCTCGATGGACAAGAATGAATCCATCTCGAGCATAGTCCTGGATGAGTACAGCCTCAGAGAGTTCAAATCAGGAGCGCGAGAGGTCGCCAAGCAGCTCAATATCCCCTTCTCAAAGTATGACTGGAACGATGGAGCCCAGGCCCATTTTGAGGAGCACGGCCTAAAACTTGTTACGCAAATGAGTCAGACCGATATCGATTCTCTGAGGGACAGGATTCAGTATGATTTCAACCTCAACCCTCACGACTTTGCAGAAAAATTCAAAGACTCATATTCATGCAGCCCGGCCAGGCTGGAGCGGATCAAACGCACGGAGTCTCACACTGAGAGCCAAGCGGGGGGCCACAACTTCGCAGAGCAGGCAGAATGCGAGTGGAAGCAATGGATGTGTCATCCCAGGGCGATCTGGCCCAGGCCCTCACATAGAGCGGTCTGGTACGAGATCAGGAAGATAGGCGAGGCATTTTCTAATGGGTTGCAATTTCCTGGAGATCCAAACTGCAGGTGCTATCTCCTGTATTTCCTGGATAAAGATCACCTAAAATGGGGCGCGAAGAAGGCAGGATAATATGACATTAGATGCAATACTAAGTAGATATCTAAAGGCCCGGGATTCCGATTTTGGGGGTAAAAAGATCGTGAATCTTGGCGCACCCACTGGATCGGGCGATGCCGTTCGCTGGGACGACCTTCAGATCGGCCTAAATTACATCATAGGGGTCGAGTGGGACACATCAAGTAGCTCTCCCGCGCTGACGCAGATCGACGCCTATGGCACGGCAATCACCCAGAAGTCACACGCTTGGTTCGATGCTCACCCCATCTGGGGGAACATGTGGCGCTGCTTGCTGCCTGGCGGAGTCCCTAAGTTCGGGGCGAATGCCCGGGGATTGGACCTCACACTCGATGGTTCTGGCGGCCAGGTCATGGTCCGGATACCGAAATGCTACATCAAATCTGAAAAGGTCGGCACCAAGATTCGGTGGTGGGTCTCCCCGGTGGCCTTTACTGGCTTCGAGGTCCATCCGGCCTTCTTACAGCGAGGCGGCACCGAACGGGCACAGCTCTACTTGGGCGCATATGTTTCCTGCCTAGGCATTCTCCCGGTAACGGGCACAAAGATTCTCGTCTCCAGGTCTGGTGAACAGCCGTTTACTGGCGAATGTATTGTCGAACTGCCTTTCGACATAGGCAACAGGGCCCCCGTGGTCGGTGAGACTCTAACGGGAACCGGCTCTGGTAGTACTGGCATAGTGATAGGTCATTATATTTCGTCGGGCGCATTCGCTACCAACGACGCGACCGGTAAAATCTATCTGAAGCAACCAGGCGTTGCTGCGGATTTGTTCTACTACGGAGGAGAGCCCCAAGGGTTGGAAAGATCGCCCTATGGCAACATCGCAAACGCGACTGGCACGGGAGCCGTCTTGCCGTTCACCCGGCAACTGGCGGAGACGTACGGAAATAATTGTGGCGGCTCGCGATGGGGTTGCGAAAATATCTGGTCACTCAA